AAGGCACGGTGTTGCTGGGAGGAGTACTTGTCGAATCGTGGTCCGCCTGCAAGTTGACCACGCCATTCACGAGGTCAGCCGCAGTGAACACGTCGGGGCGACGGGTGCGAACCACGTCACCATACTGAGCAACCTCGGACTCGAAGTTGCGGTGGACGAGCGGAGCCATGACGTTGTGGTTCTGAAGAACCATCAGGGACTCACGCGCCCAGATTTCCGGGGGGTACACAGAATCAATCGAAGCCATTGAAAGGTCTCCTTGTTAGAGCCCTGCCTTGCCCTCGAACTCGCGGTGGATGGCCTCACGATTCTTCTCGTAGGTAGACCAGTCCATGCCGCCAGACTTGGGGTCGGTCAGAGCTTCCTTGGAGTATTTCGGACGCCCTTGAGCGGCTCCTCCGCCGCCCGCGCCCGATCCCGACTTCGCGGACACCGCAAACAGGTGCGGGTTTTCCTCCTTGAAGGTCGAGAGGTACTCCTTGACCGGAACGAGATCGTCGCCGTGATCCGTTTTCACCGGGATCGCGTCTCCGATCTCCTCGTCTTCGACGATCATGTCCTGAATGATCCGGTACGCCTGCTCGGGCCTGACCGCGTTCAGATTCGTGAGTTCAGACTCGATCGAGTGCTTCCGGCGTTCGAGCTTCATCTGCACCTCTTTCTCGTGAGCCGCACGAGCGAGATCGTCGTTTTGGCCCTGGAGCTTGTCGAGCTGCTTCTGGAGCTTCGCCATCTGCGCCTTCATGCCCGGAGACAGGTCGTCTCCCGGCTTCGAGCCTTCCTCAGCGAGTTCCTCCCGCTGACTCTCATCAGCCTTCTCAGCCTTCGAGAGTGCCGCCTTCAACTCGTCGATCTCGCGGCTCATCGCCCGCTTCTCCTTCGAGAAGCGACCGCTGATCTGCTTTTCGAGATCCCGACGAAGGTCCGCCATCTGAGACTTGAAGTCGTCAACTGCGTTCCCGTCGTCCGAGTCGTCCGCCTCGTTCTCGTCCTCCGCGCCGTCGCTCGGCTGACGAAGAACAAGAGGTCCGCGAAGAGGTTCCGTCCATTCGAGTTCACGATTCATCGAGTCCAGCCTTTCCGTGGCTGCAAACGTGGTCGAGGTGTCCGCCTCGCTCGGAGTCCGGTGCTTCTAACGCGCCCCGGCAGCGCGGCCTCAAACGAAACTCTATAGGTCCACAGCAATTCCGACAAGAGAAGACTATTCTTCTGTCTGTGCCTCGCTCGCCGCCCTCTCACCGTCTTCAAGACCGCGAGCCTGATCCTCGCCCGTGCCGTCCTGGTCCTCAGGCTCTCCCACCTCCGAGCCGGGATTGAACTCGTCGATCGGAGGGGCCTCGCCCTGATCCGAGATCGAGTTCACCAGATCGTTTTCCTGAATCTCTTCAAGGATTTTCTCGCGGGTCGCCGATCCCACGTCTCCCAGGGCCGAATCCACGATCTTGATCTGCATCTGTCGATCGTAGGTCTCGGAGTTGATCTGCGTGCGCGTCGTGAGCCACTGCTCGATCAGTCCTTCGGTCCCTGAGGAAGTGAAGACCATCGGGTAGACGGCCACGTCTGGGTTGAGCGACTCGCTAGGGTGGATGTCCTGCCGATCGGAAGCCCACCGCTCCGCGATCTCGAAGACTCTCTTCTCGCAGTTCTGTAGCGCCCGGCTTGCCCGGCGAAGGTGTCTCTCTTCGGAGATCGAGAACGAGATCGCTCTCGAACGCCCCGAAGCGATCCCGCTCGAAGCGTGCTGAGAAGAGGAAAGAGCGTCAACGCCACTGAGACGGCGTAGACCTGCAACGCCTTCTTCCTTGCTCTTGCGAAGCTGATCGAGACCACTTCCACCGATCTCTTCAAACTGAACATCCTCGTTCCGATCCGAGTTGAGCTTCACCGTCGAGCCCGGACCCAGAGTCACCCGGCGGGCACGCTCCTCCATCCGCGAGTCCTTGACGAGCGGGTACGCGAAACGCCACTGAGCGAACTGAAGGTCGCAGTCCGTGATGAAATTGGTCAGGTCGTACTGGTAGGCGTACCTCATCGGCGAGTAGAAGCTCATCGGCTTCTCTTTCTGAAGGTACAGGATCGCCAGAGGCACGATTCCGAGGTTGTGGTCCCCCTGCGAGGTCGCAACGATCCTCTCCTTGCCGTCCTCGTCCTTCGCCACCTCGAACACACGCCAAGACGAACGGTCGAACTCGCGATAGACGCAGACCTTCTGAGGATCGGAGAGAGGGCTCTCCGTCCTGGTCTGCCACTCCATGAGCCGCACCCAATGGAACTCACCGCAACGATCGACGCTCCAGTTGACGACCTGCGAGATCCGGTAGGGCACGGCCATGATCTCGTTGGACTCGACCTGACGAGTCACCGTCGCCTGCTCGAAACCCATCGAGGTCGTCTCCTGAACCAGACCCCGCTCGTCCACCATCGGCCTGTCGATCAGGATCGCGGACGCGCCGAACCCGAACGCCTCGAACAGCCTGTCCTCCATGAACTGATCGAACGGCGTCTGGCATCCGTCGCAGTTGTCGAGGAACTGAGACCACTCCCGAACGATCCGATCGCTCCGCGTCGGAGGTCTCGACATGACCGCGCCGATGAAGCGGTGGATCAGCGGAGCAAGCTCCCCCTTGAAGCGTGCGAATCGAAGGCGGAGGGCGTAGTCGGTCGGCTCCTCGTCCTCTCCTCGCGGAATGTAGCGGTCGAGGTTGTTCTTGACGTGATCGAAGAGAACGTCCTCGATCTCCTCCCAGGTGTTCTCGTTCTCGATCCAGACATCGTGACGCTCATTGAGCTGATCCACGATCAGGTCGTTGGTGTAGTCGTCCATCAGGTCGTAGCCTTTCTCGTCTCAATCTGGAACAGAAGGCTATGAAGCTCTTCCAACTGACGACCGGGGTGGTTCGCCACGTCACACATCCCACCGTCGCAGATGTTGGCGTTCTTGAGGATCTCCTCCGGCGTGTTCGTGTTCCAACGGTTGAACGTGAACACCCCGAGCCACTCCTCCATCAACTCCTTGCTGGAGAAGTCGCAGTACCTCGCCCCGATCAGCGCGTACTCCGCGAGGTCCATCCACTGACGACGCTTGAACTCCGTAGCAAGGCGATGCCAGAGCTTCGGGTCCAGGGTCGAAATGGTCTTCAGCTTCTTGAGGATCTGATCGACCTCGAAGTCGCCGATGCCGCTCTGAATCCAAGGCTTCTCCGAGACCTTCGTGATGTTGTCGAATCCTTCGCTCATGGTGGCCCTTCCTTCTCCTCATTATCCGCTTTACGACTCTAATCGTGCAAGTAGTTGAGCATTTCCGACCGATCGCTCGGACGCTTCTGCGCCGACCACTTGTAGGGGAACAGTTGCTCGATGATGTAGTCGGTCGTGTCGCTCATGTGACCGATCGTCTTCCCATCGGAAGCCACCTGCTTCTTGTCCTTCGAGAGCCCGCCAGGGTCCATTCTCTGAGTCTTGAGGTCTCGGATCAGGACCGAGCACGCCGGGTTGATGATCCACTGCACCTGCCCGACAGCGTTCTGAAGCAGACCGTTGACCGACTTCAGCCTCGTCGAGTGCTTCGGGTTCGCGCTAGGAACTCGACGATAAAGCGTTCCGGGGAACGCCGGACCCAGCCAGTCCTCGATCTCGTCGTACTGGTTGATCCCCACCTTCGCGCTCGCGTCCCCGTAGATGTACAGATCGCGCTGATGGGCCTTGCCCTGACGGGCGTATCGGCGAATGAACTCGCGGCATATTTCAGGCGTGTTCGAGTTGTTCAGGCTGATCTCGTCGATCGTCACGAGCACGCCTCCACGGATCTGAGACACGCTGCAACTCATCGGCGTGATGTTGAAGTCGAAGGAGATGTGGAGGTCCAGGGTGGGCGAGTAGACCGCCTCCCGGCGCACGTTCTTCTCGTCGTTGAAGTTGTAGTAGGCCAGACCACGCCCGATATCGACGTGCTCTCCGTAGACATACGCCTTGGCTTGCTCCTCCGAGAGCGTCAGAAGGAGCTGATCCACGAACTGCTTCGGTACTCCCGGATTGTCGATCGTCGAGATCCGCGTGAGCTTGTGGGTCTCATGCCACTTCTTCCGCCGCTCAGGCTCGCGAGGAGCCACGCAGAACTTCTCGTACACCGCGTCCAGACCCTCAGGCGTCCCGTTACAGAAGAACTGGAAGACCTTCCCCTTCCGAAGACGAGACTCCAGAGAGATCGCGATACGACCGAAGTCCTTGATGAGAGTCGCCTCGTCCACTCCCGCCACCGCCAGGTTCGGACCCCGGAGCTTGTCCGGTCGATCCGCCGATCCGAAGTAGTAGGTGAACCCCCAAGGCAGAACCAACTCCTTCTTCGAGGGGTGGTACTTCGACAGATCCCACAGGGACTTCCCCGTCTTCTGCTCGATGATGTTTGTCATAATGTCGTCGCGGAGGGTCGGGAGCAGGGTCCGCGAGAACATCTCGTGCGTCGGAGAGACCAAAATCCCCCGATAACCCTTCCCGTTCAGAAGGCTCAGGGTCAGGGCCTTGATACAGAACGGAAGCGTCTTTCCAGAGCCGAAACCCCCGATGATCGCCACCGCAGGGGTCAAGTCTCGAACCCACTCGCTCTGCTTCTCCGTGAACTGAACTCCGAGTTGCCCGAAGTCAAGGTTGCCTCTTTGCGTCATCGCGCTAACCTTTTGGGCATGAACCACTTACTGACAACCGCTGAAGCGGCGAAGATCCTTGGAGTCTCCGAGCGCAGAGTTCGACAGTTCTGCATCGCCGGACGCCTCGGTCTCAAGGTTGGTGGTCGGTACACGATCGACAGCGAAGAGTTGCAGAAGTTCATGGAGAAGCCTCGCCCGCCAGGAAGACCTCCTCGAACGCCCCCGACCGACTAGCCGACCGCGAGATCGACGATCCAGTCCGCCAGGGACTCCGCCTCGCTCTCAGCGAACCCCTCGTGAAGCAGACGCCACTGCTTCGCCGTGAACACGAGCGAATACTTTCGCTCGACCTCGGGCTCGGGGGGCGGCTCGCTCTCGGGCCGCTCTGCCGAATAGACCTCTTCGTGCTCGTCCTCCTCGTCCGCCTCGATCAGAAGCCCCGCCTCGAACGTGTCGAATCCGATGAGCTGAACGTCGAAGTCCATGTCGGTGAGTTCCTGGAGCTGTCCCGAGAGCCCCTGGAAGTCCCAGACCGCAAGCTCGCCCGTCTTGTTGTCCGCAATCGCACGCGCCATCGCCTCCACCCGACCCTCATCGACCACCAGAGCCGCGATGTGCGTCCAACCGAGGTCGATTGCCGACTGCAAGCGAGCGTTGCCGATTCGGACCACCATTCCCTCGCGCTGAACGACCAGAGGGTGGTGTTGTCCGAACGTCTTCAGGGAGTTCCGAACCGCACGGAGGTTCCGCTCGTCGTGGAGCCTGACGTTCTCGGGGTCCGGGTTCACCTTCCCCACGGGAATCAGAAGGTTCTGCAAGCCGTCGAGAACCTTGTGGAAGCTCTCCGTCGTCTGCACGTCCTCGTCGTGAATCCAGTCCTGCCCGAGATTCAACAGACCCCGGAGGTGCTCGACGCCCTCGCAGACGCGACCGTCCGATGTCACGACCACGCTCGGAACTCGGAATCCCTCCTCGTGGTCCCAACCCTCGATCTCCAGAGAGTGCTTCTCGATCGTCGCTTGATCGGTCAGCTCTCCGACCCGCTCGAAACTCAACGACTCAATCTGCATCAATCTTTCTCACCCTCTCAGGAAGGATCTTGGGAACCGCGTTGTTCCACAGCACGAGCTGATGGATACGCTGCCTGGCGTTCTTGTTCTTGTTGGACATCAACCATATCTTCACCGCGCTCGGGCAGAACATGACCGAGTAGAACGATTTCGTCATGGTCCCCAACTCGCGATACATCTCCGTCAGTCCGCCCGACTTCTCCTGCGTCACGACCTGCGTGAGCTGGAACCCGTTGTAGGTGAAGAAGAGCCTGCCGACGTTGCCCTGCCCGACGTAGGCGTTCACGTCCTCATTGATCCGCCCCTGGAACTTGAACGGTCTCCTCGTGTCGCACAGGAAGCTGTTCATCGCCTTGCGCGTCAAGGTCAGACCGTGCCCGAGGGAGCAGCTCGCTCCACCACCCACCCAGTCGCCGCCCTGAG